CCGTGGAATCCGGAGGGCTCAAAAGAGAGTAGAGCTTTCGCTATCTCACCAGAAGTGGAAGCGGGCAATATGTATCTGCCCCATGTTTCTATCTGTCCGTGGATTGACGACTGGGTTGAGGAGTTAGCTGTGTTTCCCAACGGACCGCATGACGACCGTGTAGATGCATTCACCCAGGCCATGCAGCGGGCGCAGAAGATGAAGAAGCAACTGGACCTGCCTCCGGTCGAAAGCTTGACTCAAAAAAGTATGTGGTCGCAAGGATGGGACCGATAGATGCCCGAGACCAAACCCCAATCTATAGCCACCGACGAACTCGGTTCCACCGGGCTGAAGCGCAGTGGACAGCGTGGTCTGATTTATGAAGAGTTTCTGCCTCAGCTTCAGGACGAGCGCGCCCGCAAGGTCTTCCGCGAGATGCGGGACAACGATCCCACGGTGGGGGCTGTTCTCTACGCCATCGAGATGTTGATCCGACAAGCCGAGTGGCGTGTGGAAGGGGAAGACGAGGATTTAGTCGAGTTCGTCGAGTCCTGCTTAACTGACATGAGCACCAGTTGGGAGGACTTCCTGGCCGAAGTGCTCAGCATGTTGGTCTATGGTTGGAGTTGGCATGAAGTAGTCTACAAACGGCGTTTAGGTCCAGACCAGAAAGATCCCAGCAAACGCAGCCAGTACAACGACGGTAAGATCGGCTGGCGGAAGTTTCCCATCCGGTCCCAGGACTCTTTGAGTGAATGGATCTTCGACGACGAGGGCGGTGTCCAGGCCATGCAGCAGATGGCCCCACCGGATTATAAGATCGTCGAGATTCCGATTGAGCGCAGTCTGTTGTTTCGGACTGGTCTGCACAAGGGCAACCCGGAAGGTCGGTCGATACTGAGATCTGCCTATCGCCCGTGGCTGTTCAAGAAGAGAATTGAGGAGATCGAGGGCATTGGTGTTGAGCGTGACCTGGCCGGTATGCCGGTTATCTATCGAGACGGAACAATTGCGGCTGCCTACGACGACGAACTGAAGAAGATCCTCCGCAACGTCCGCCGCGACGAGCAGGAGGGTGTGTTACTACCACTAGCCTACGATGAGAACGGCAACAAGCTGCTGACGTTTGAACTGTTGTCCGCCGCTGGTTCTCGTCAGTTGGACACGGACAAGATCATCAACCGCTATGACAAACGTATCGCTATGGTGGTGCTGGCGGACTTTATTCTTCTGGGTCAACAGGCAGTAGGCAGTTTTGCTTTGGCGGACAACAAGACGGCGATGTTTGCCGTTGCCATCGGGACGATTCTGAAGGGCATCGCTTCGGTGTTTAACCTGTATGCCATTCCCAGGTTGATAGCGGTCAACGGTCTGGTCCCCAAGGAACCCAAGGACATGCCGAAGCTGGTGCCGGGCGATATTGAGAGTCCGGACCTTGGTCAACTAGGTGCGTATATAACGGCACTGGCTGGAGCAGGTGCACCTTTATTTCCCGACGCAGATCTCGAAGACCACTTGCGTAAAATCGGAGATTTGCCTTTACGGAGCGAAGAGGCTAAAGCGTTGCCACCTGTATCTCAGCCTCCGGCAAAAGCGCCCAAGACGCCGCCGTCAGTTGGAGAGATTGCTCCACCGGCCGCAAGGCCAGTAAAGGCTCCAAAAACGACCCTGGTACAGCCTAAAACCCCTCCTGGAGCCGAAACGAAGGCAAAGGTATGACCAAAACACTTAAAATTAGATGGCTGGCGGGCTCAAGGCGAGCTTTTCAGGGGCGGGGTGGTGGTTTACTATCCCCCGACGGGTACGAGGGTCTTAAATCGCGTTCTAGCGAGGTATCCGGTCGGTGAGCGCAGCGATATACAGCCGCGTGGTCGGGAGCCGGGTGACGAAGGGCAATCCCTGCCACAAGCCTGCCGGATCTTCTACAGGTGGGCAGTTTTGTGAGACTGGTGGAAGTAGTGGAGATAACCATATTGCTATCATTTCTAGTGGTCCTAGAACAGAACGTCTTTCCGCGGCCATAACGGAAGTTTTTGAAGCTTTACCTACTTCTTGGAAACCTGTTCCTCTTGAAGTTAGACTTCATGATGATCCTCAATCGGGGCATCTTGCCCAGTATAATTCAGCTTCTAAAGTAGTTGATGTTTGGCCTGTCCGTCCTACAACTAATGCAAAAGGTTACTATGTACGGAATAGAGAAGGTGTAGGGGGAACTGTTCTACATGAGTACGGGCATGCTGTAGATTATGCAGGGGTAAAAGTTACCAGCACAGCCACTCAAGGCCGCCACAGTGGTTCTGAAGGTTTTCAAAAAGCATTACAAACGGATAAGACAGTGTCGGATGTGCGAAGAACTCGAGATTTGGGAGAGAGCGATTGGCGCGGGTTTGGGCATGTGGTATCCCATCCACGCGAAGTGTTTGCTGAAACTTATGCTATCCTAGCTGCGGAGAAGACCGGGGGAAAAGTTTTTGCTGGTAGCAGCTTAGAAGATTGGCAACGGCACTTCCCGCAGACTCTCTCTTATGTCAGTTCTATTTTTGAGGGGAAGAAATGAAGGAGACTGTAGAGTTTCTGGATGGGGGGTTACAATTTACTGTTTATGTGGATGATGTCTCCAAAGCCTCGATCCCCGATACCATCATCCTGAAAAAGACCTTCTACAGTCTTCCCATCGGTCGTCATCTCCAACTGGTCAGCAAAGCCACCCCCGAACGTAACGCCATCATCGACGCTGCCGACAGTATGCGTACCCGTGTGAGCACGGCGCTGCTGCGGACGGTGGAAGCGGTCAAGGATGTAATCTCGTTGAAGGACCTGGCCGAGAAGCTACAGGTAGCGGACCTGAACGGTGTGTTACAAGTGTTGGATCTGGACAAGCGGTTCCAGGCAGCGGCTAAAGGTGCGGGGTTACAGCCTAATGAGACGTCGTTCCTGGAAGCTATCAAGGACACCTGGGCGGTGGGGGCACGGGCGGAGTTGGATAGTTTGAACAAGGTGCCAATACGGAAAGACAACCCGTGCCACAAGCCTGCTGGAACAAATGAGGGTGGACAGTTTTGTGAGACTGGGAGTGGAGTATCTTCCGGCTGGAGTGATGAAGAACATCAATCTGCTGCAAATAGATGGAGTGCCGGGTTGAGTTTAAACGAGCAGGATACGGTTGAAAATTACGTGATGTCACAGGAAGGCATCAACCGCTACTTGCGTACAGGGGTCTTGATGCCCCCAGAGTGGTACTCTCAATCTACACGGGTGGATTCTGAAATAGCCGCTTTAGACGCATTGACTCATAGTAGAGGTTACGTTCTACCGAAGACTGTGGACTTGTACCGTGGGTTATCAGGTGAATTTGCAGCAGAAGTGAAAACAATGGCTCCAGGTACGGTTTTTACAGATAAGGGTTTTGTTTCTGCTAGTACTAAGAGAGGGGCAGCCCTTGAGTTTTTGGAACCTGCAGCACCCCTAAAAGGTGTGGTTATTCGGATTGTAGTGCCTAAAGGTGTTACTGTTGCTCCGTTTACTCTAAGCCAGTCATCCTATCATGAGGTTCTACTGCCACGTAACTCTAGTTTTCGTGTAGTAAAAAACAACGAGATTCAATTGGTGGTTGAACTTATTCCTACTTCTGGTGTTGTACATAAAAAGTTGGTGGGTTTGGTCGATGGAATGTATATACCCGGCAAGACAAATCCGTTAGTGGCCGGTAAGCGCCTGCGGTGGGAGGTTGGAGATATAGTGGTAATTGAGAAACCTGAAGCAGGTATCTCTAAAGCCTCAATTCCTGACACTATCGGCCTGGCCCTGTCCTTCGACCTGATCAACCCTGAAGCTATCGCGTTCCTGTCCACCTATGTGATGGAGCTTATCAAGCAGGTGTCGGACGAGACGCGCCGTGCGATTGCCGATGTGGTGATGAACGCCTTCCAGTACGGTGGGCACCCTTATGAGCAGGCGCGGACGATACGGAACATGATCGGTCTGACGCAAACCCAGTCCCAGGCCGTGGCCAACTTCCGCAGGATGCTGGAGAACGAACCGTTAGCGGCGTTGACCCGTGATTTGAGGGACCACAGGTTCGACGCTACTCTGCGAATGGCTGGACGGATGAAGGGGCAGTTGTCGAAGGAACAGATCGACAAGATGGCGCAACGGTACTACGACCGTTACTTGAAATACAGAGCGGAAATGATTGCGCGTACCGAGACAATAAGAGCTTCAGCCATGGGACAGATGGAAACCTGGCGTCAGGCTATCGCTCAAGGTTTACTACCTCAGAACATGAAGCGTAAGTGGACAGTCACGTACGACGACCGTTTGTGTAGTCATTGCAAATCTATTCCCAAGCTGAATCCCGGAGGACGGGGAATGGACGAGCAGTTCATAAGCGACATTGGAGCGGTAGACGGACCGCCGCTGCATCCGCACTGCCGCTGTGCTGTGGTAAAGAAGGTGGATTGGAATGCCTGATGAATATCTTACCGGCAACTTTGAGCGCTGGGAGTTTCGCTGTCGATGTGGTTGCGGTTACGACGAAGTGGACATGCGACTGGTCCAAGGTTTGCAACTTCTCAGGGACAAGCTGGACAGGAAGATTCATATTATCAGCGGCTGTCGCTGCCCTAGTCACAATCGAGCGGAAGGTGGAGCCACTTACAGCCAGCATCTGACAGGTACGGCGGCGGACATAGCGGTGGCAGGCATTCCCATTCGTCAGGTTTGCCAGGCGGCAATGACGATCCTGGCGTTAAAGGGCTTTGGTTTGGACGAGCAGCGTTGTATGTTGCATCTGGACGTTCGGGAAGACTTGGCCAAGTGGACGTATCTGGGTGGCAGGCCTGTCTATAACGCGTGGCCGGTGGGATTGGAACCGATAACGGTGGGAGTGCCCGCATGAGCGATTTGGCTGTGGAGTTTGACAAGCTTAACACTTGTCACATTCCATCAGGTCCAAAGGGTGGCCAATTCTGTGAGACGGGTGGGGGTAGCGGAGTAGCTACTCCACGTTTAGTGAAGGACTATCGCGGTATCGGAACTGTTTCTTTTGCCCCAGATGGTAATAAAGATGCTGCGGTGATTGAAGAGAATAAGCGAGTCATTGATGCTGTTCTGGATGCTGTTCCTGAATCTGTATCACGCGGGATGCAGACACTATATGTGACTGGTGGGGGTGGTTTTCTTGGGGCCGCTGCTTATCTTCCCAAAGATCCTCGTCCGAACTATGCGTCTGATGGAATCATGCTTATGGACGGCTATCTTAATAAATCTCTAACGGATAAGTGGATGACGCTAGCGCATGAGTTTGGACATCGGGCACAGTTGACCACACATCCCAAAGTGTTCAAGGAGTTTGAGCAAAAGAACCTAGCCAGTACAGATCAACTGAAGGCAATATTTCCTGACCACTGGCAGAACTATCTGAAAGATCGACCATCGGCTGCGAGGAACAAACGTATTGCTGGAGAAGTGTTTGCGGACAGTTTTGGTAGGCGTGTGTTGGGTGTTCCGCAGGCCACACCCGGCTTGGCCGGCTTTTGGGAGGGACGTAAGTTATGATATTTGACTGCGTTCCTGCAGATGCTGTTCAGCAGGTACAAGAATTGCCCGAGGTGAAGGCAATAGTCTCTAAAATCCTCTACCATGAAGGCAGCAAGTGGATTCTCTACAGCCACGACGGGTCCAAGAAGCTGGGCGAGTTCGACACGGAGGAAGCAGCCAAGAAGCGAGAGCGGCAGATCAACTACTTCAAACACGTGGCGAAATCGGACCTGGAGATGGAGTTTGGGAAGTCTAACACCTGCCACATTCCCAGTGGGTCGAAAGGCGGACAGTTTTGTTCTACTGGAGGTGGAAGTCAGTCCGGGATGGCTCCAGCACCTAGTGACCGCAATAAGTGGCCTGAGCACATCAAGGGACTCCAAGTTCCTCCTGCTTGGAAGGATGTGAAGATCAACCCGGACCCCAAGGCAGCTTTACAAGTTATCGGGAAAGACGCAGCTGGGCGAGCGCAGTACATGTACTCCAAGAGTTTTC